GGCGGCGATGGCGCCGGTGTCGACGATCATCAGGTTGATCTGCTGCGCGTTGGCGCTGTCGACAGCCCAGCCCTGCGTGAAGGTATACGCGGTCTTCATCATGTCCGCGGGAACCTCGACGATCCGGATGCCGTCCAGGCTGGCCACGTTCCGGTTCACGGCGTTTTCGCCGTTGGTGACCTCGATGAACCGGGTCAGACCGGTCGCCTGCTTCAGCAGCTTGTAGGTTCCGGGCGTCATGTACGCCACGCACCGATCCCGGCTCACGCGCTGGTTGGCCATGTATTCCAGACCGGCATCCCACACGGTCAGGATGTTGGAGGCGTCCAGGCTGGTGGTGCCGCTCACGCCGCCGTACTGGCTGGCGAAGCTGGCCAGCTTCATGGCCAGGAAGGCGTCCATCTCCGGGATCTTCTGGAATTCCGCGAAGGCGCGGGTGATGTTGCCGATGGTGGCCACTTCGTCGGTCTCGACGATGTCCATGGGATCCACCAGAGTGTCCCATTCCCGATCCATCTGCAGCTCCACGGCCTGATACTGGTTGTCCCAGTTCCGGCTGAAATTGCCGTCAATGGAATCCCGGTTCACGTCCTTCGCGCCGCTGACGCTCAGGGAGGGAATATACATGGTCTTGCCCATGCCGGTCTTGTAGAGGTTGCTGTTGGGCGAAGCCCAGATCGCGCCGAAATAGCTCTTATAGGGATACGCGTTAGCGATCGCCTTGCTGTATTCAGCAGCATAGTTTACGTTAGGCATCTTTCATGCTCCTTTCATTTCCGGGGAGCGAATCCCCATGCTTTTTCGAATCCTGCCACAGCGCCTTCCTGCCCCTTGGGCATGCTGCCCTGGGTGCCTGCCCCAAACTGTGGCTGCCGGGGCTGGCCGCCGTCGGTGTTGGTGAAGTATTCTTCGTACTTCCCCTGAATCTCCGCCAGCTGATCCTTGACGGGTTTCGCTCCGTCCTTGCGGTCGATCATGCCATAGACCGTCTGGAAGAACTTAGGCTTGACGCCTTTGAACTCCTCGGAATCCCGGGCGGCCTGCATGGTCTTGTAGGCGTCGAATTCGCCCTGCAGGGCCTTGTATTCGTCGCTTTCCTTCACGTCGGGCGCCTTGAATCCCTTTTCCCATTCGGCTTTGGCGTTCTCGATGGCGGTCTCCTGGGCCGCCTGCGCTGCGCTCTTGGCGATGTAGCCGTCATCCAGTGCCCGGCCGTACAGGCTGAATACCTGCTCTGTTCGCTGTTCCGGGGTCAGATTCTCTTCTGCCATGATCTTGCCGATCGCGCCGCGGGTAAAGATGTTAGCCATCTACTCCTCCTTTTTCCGGCCTGATAGAGTGATAGGCCGAGTGCGTGTTTAACGCCCCGCCGGGCTTGATGGATCGGGCGCCGCCCAGGGAAACCTCAGACGGAAGGTGATGCAAAGGCGGCTGCCCGAATGGTATGAAAAAACCGCGCTGCTTCCAGTGCGGTCAGATCATCGGTAAAACTGTGTTTTCCTGCGTTTTATGATCGTTATTTGCGGATTACCCGCAAAAACGAGCCCTTAACAGTCATGAATGCGTGTTATGTTTTCTTTGTCCCTCTTTTTGCGGGCTGTTTTGGCGTCTCAGGCGGCTTCTCCGCTGCAGATGGGTTCGCCTTCGCCAGGAAGTCCGCGGGCAGTCTGGCCCCGCAATTGATGCAGAACAGTTCACAGTTTACGCTTTTCAGCCTTTTGTGTTCGCACATACTTGCAATCCTCCAATCAAAAAACCGCCTTGCGGTCCGCAAAGCGCTCAGGGTATAATTCTGGCATCCTGTCGGGAAGGAGGTGACGTCATGCCAGTAAAAGTTATTGGGCCGTCGGACGATCAGTTAAAGCAGAAGATAACAGACGCGGCAAGAAAGAAGAAGATCACAGTTCATTGTCCGTACTGTCATTCGGAAGTATCACTTTCAGCCGATTGCCCGAAGTGTCCATGTTGTGAAAAAGAGATTGCTATCAATGTTTTCGTCAAATAAATTTGATCTCAATCTCTTTCAACCGTGAAGCCAGCGCATCAGCCAATGCGTTGGCTTTTTCAATCAGCCTGGCAAGCTCTTCTGCCTTGCTCATAAGTTCCTGCCGTTCTTCCTCCGGCCATTCAGCATGCACTTCAACTGTTAATTCTTTCTTCTTCATCTGACTTTGCACCTTCCTCGCCTTCCTGGAATGTAATTGAATCGCAGGTTATCGTCAGCGTGATTTCCGCAGGGTCAAGGGGAGTGGCCACGATCACGATCTTCTCTATGCCGCGCGTAATGTCCACCCCGTCCCGAAAAACAGATCCAATTCCTTGACCGTCTAACTTGATGTCAAATTTCGGGCGTGCCATCAGTTCCTCCATCAAAAAACCGCCGGCATCAGCTGGCGGGTTTCTTATTCATCTTTATGTTTCAACCACTCTTCGAAACTCTTCTTTGCTTCTTCAGGAGCGTCATCTTTGATTTTTACGCCATCAAAGAAATCTTTCCCATTTTCACGTATATACCATTCAGGATTTGTGGCCCAGTACATGGTCTCAAGAATTGCCTCGGCTGTTTTCATGGGAAAGTCACCTCCTCTCGCTGATTATTGTACGACACCTTTGAACAATAGTCAATGCCTCTTGATTATTTGTCTCGCTGTAAAAAGCATTGAATGCTTCAGCAATACATTCGCTTTCACGTTCATAAGCATACAGAGAAATCTGCAACGGATCAATGCCTTCGGTTAATTCACTGAGCGATAGTTTGTACAGATCCCGAACAAGATGCCCGGTTTCGTGGAATCCAATACCCTTTGCTGTCGTTCCAGCAGGAAACAGCTTCTGAGAAACACATCTCTGATATTCTTCTTCCAGTGCCTTTCGATTTCTGAATGCGTTATTATTGATATAAAGCGTTCTTCCTCGAACCTGTGCAAAAGTATTATCTTCAAGATAACTGTTGCTCAGAATCAAACCTTTTCGAGGATCAGAAAGCAAGGGGAAGTCTTTGCAGACAGTAGAAACAGAATCAATCATTTCAATAACGGTTTGTTCAGAACCTTCAAACCGCTTGAAAGTGTTAATGTCAATATTAACCCCCTTCGAGTTTGCGTATTCAGATATTGAAGCCAGCCTTTCCACAGGTATTCCGCCATCACCGGCCGGCCAGTCTGTTTTACGCTGGCTTTTCAGAGGTTCCGAAGAAAAGTATTCAAACGGCCCTTTCGCGGCTCCGTCCCACTTCGCGTCCACCGGCGTCCATTCCCGGCTGCGCTGGCGGTGCCTTCCGGTCTGGTCGCAGAAGTCGTCAATCTTCCCGCTGGCTTCCTTTGCTTTGGCCTTCGCGGCTTTGATTTCTTCCTCCGGCGCGCCCTGGGCTTTCAGCTGCTCCACCTTTAGCCGCTTCTCCCGCAGATCCCGCTCCAGCTTCCGCTGTTCCTGACTCTCCGCGTACGCCTGTTCATTTTCCTCCGGATCCTGCGGCTGTCCCTTCAGCGTGGAAAATCCGGGAATGAAAACCATGGGATAGTGTTTGCAGTTGACGCCGAAGAGCCCGGCGGCCTCTCCGTAGCTGGTTTCGCTCTGGGCGTAAACGTGAACCTTATTTCCGTCCAGATCCTCCACCTCGCCGGACCAGTCGCATTTGCTGATGACCTTTCCCTGCCATGGATAGCACAGCGGCCGTGCGCCGTTGTGGCTGCTCACCTGATACAGGTCGTTCCCGTATGCCTCGTTTCGCTCCATGACGGCTTCCCGGGCGGTGTTGAACATGGTGGTCTTGATGTCCATGGCGGCATAGGTTTCCGGCCGCCACCGGTGTCCGGCGTGATCGATGAACCCGGTCAGTCCGTTCTCCACCATCTGATCCACCGCGTGCCGCATGGCCTGATTCCAGGTCGAGGCTCCGGTTACCACCTCGCCGGTGGTGGTGTTCAGGATGCTCTGCGTCCGGTTTACCTGGTTCACAATGCTGCTCACCGTGCCCCGGTAAGCCTCCTGTGTGCTTTCCAGCATCACGGTGTTGACCAGGTTCAGCTTATCGGCGCTCTGCCGGTAATAGCTCCGGAAAGCCTGCATCTGGCTCGGCCCCACCTCCGGCGGCAGGAATCCGGCCCCCTGCAGCAGCCCCTTCTCCGCGGCCTTCCGCAAAGCGGGCTCTTCCTTCTCCAGCGCTTCCAGAATTGCCTTCTCCAGACAATCCTTCAGCGCAGCGTCTGTGTCCTTCAGGCCGTTCCGGATAATCTGCGCCGTCTCCCGGTTGACCTGGCCCATCTGTGCCAGCATCCGCGCCTGATATTCGAAGCTGCCCTTCGGCTCCTCACCGTCCCGGATGTAGGGGAAGTAGTGCGCCAGGTTGATCAGGATCCGATCCACCACCGCGGCGTACACCTCGCCCATGGCCCAGCTCATCTCTTCCAGGAATCTCGGTCTCATGGCTCCTGCCTCCCTTCAGCCGGTCAGCTCATGTTTCCGAACAGGCTCAGCCCGTCCACGCTCCCCGCGCTTTCCTCCCGGACCCTGGCCAGTTCCGCCTCCGCCTCTTCCGGTGTCAGCCCCTGTCCGTACTTCTTGTCTGTCAGGAAGGTATACTTGCTCAGCAGCCCCGCGCCAACCAGCGTCACACCTTCCTGAATGTTGGTCTGCCGGTCCTGGGTGACGCCGTCGTCGAACACGACCTGCACGTGATATCCGGGCGCGGCCAGCTGCTCGACGCTTCGGCCCTCCCACTGTTCGCCGTACAGAATCGCCACGTCGATGATGTTCCGCACCAGATGTTCCAGCGCGGGCGTGATCTGGTTCTGCATGGTACGGATGGTCTTGTAGGTCTTGCTGTTCTCGCTGACGACCTCCGTGGCCGTTTTCAGCCCGGTGTGCTGGTCAAAAGTGAATGTGCCGGCGGAGAACCCCACCTGCAGGCACAGAATGCTGAGAAACGCATTGATAGCGGAGATATGCTCCTCCACTCTCAGCTCCACGCTGTTGTCCGTGACTTTCAGATCCTCGGGCGCGTCGCTGGCCAGCGCTTCGTAGGTTTCGTCTCCGGGATCGAAGTACCGCCGGACCTGTCCGGTCTGCGGATCCACGACCTGCCGCACCGCCCGGGCCGGGACGATAATCCGCTTCTTACCTAGCCGGAATTCCCGTACAAAGCTGTCGTAGCAGATGTCCAGCGCGTGCAGGGTCTCCAGTGCGTTGCCGTACATGC